CCAACAGGACAACTTTCTGCTTTTAAATATGTTTTTACAGAAAGAAAACATCCACACCTTGAACATCTTTGAGATAATGAATCAAAGAACTGACATCCTTTACAAATATTCAATCTTCTGTTTGCTTCATCTGGAGTTAAACGTAAATCATTTCCTTTTACAACACTGATAGCATTATTCGCAACGCTTTTTCCTAAACTTCTTGCCATTTGACCTATAGATGGCATTGATAAAGATTTATTTGAAGATTGTAATTGTCTTTGTCTTGTTTCCTCTAGTCTTCTTTTTAAAAAATCAGAATTCATAATATTATTTAATATGTTTTTTTGTCTACAACATCCCAATGCGATTGTAATCCATCAAATTTAGTAGAATAAACATCTGTTACATACATAACCTGATCAAAATAGTGTGTTACTTTTGTTATAAACCATTGCCCTAGAAATTTGTCAGTAAACACATTTTTATCACTAGAATCTAATTTATCCACAAATATAAAATTACCAGGTGAGCGAAGTGTTAATCCTTCATTTTGAAAATATAAACTTTGATTTAAAAACAAAATATCTTTCATCATCCTAACAGAGTTTAAAATTGATGGTCCTTGTGTTAAATGTGTATTTTCAACAGAAATACCCTTAGTTTTAGTCTTATTTATATTCATCCAAACTTGACCCTTACCACTATTAGCTGCAAAAGAATAAAGACCACCAGAGCTACAAACATCTTTTAAATTTTCATAAAAACTTTCGACTTTATTATCTTTAGCATAAATGTTATATGTTCCTGTTGAAAAATCAAACATATGAACTGGTCTGTTTATAAATCTCAAATCATCAACAGGAGCCATCTGTGAAAACTTATAATTTCTTAATAAAGAAGCTCTAGGTGAGGTAAAATTTATTATTTTTTTACCATCACCTTGAATTGGTGCTCTAGCCACATAAGCAGTTGTAACGGGTGGAACACCATCATCTAATAATAATCTTTCTAATTGCTTTGCATTAATAAAATAGTCTTTTAAAGACATCAATTGCCATTTTTTATCATATCTATTAAGTGATAAAAAAACAGGATCTTTTTTATCACCAACTGCATGATTTAACATGAAATCCAAATCATTCATAACAGTTGAATTTGATGGAGATGTGTAAAAAACATTATAATCTTGAGATTGGTTTCCTTTAGTCCACAAATCATCATTTATTGTGTTTAATGGAATGTCTGGTTTATCTATAGATCCATTCTTATAATCATAACCAACTTTTATTTCACCCTGTCTTATAGAACTTACAAAAGAATTGCATGATGCTGTATTTAATATTGATTTTATTGCATCACATGGATTCATTCTTCTATACTCATCAGGTCTTTGCCATATTGGAGTTTTTAAAATCTCATTAGGAACCTGTCTTAATTCTGTATTATGAGTAGAAGTTGACCAAGGAATATTTCTTTCTGAAAAAATTTGATATCTCTCATCAATAAAATAAAACTTCTTTTCCTTTTTAAAAGAACTTACCGATTGCATGTCCTCGACATCGTATATGATAAAATCATAATCCATAGTCCAAAGTTTTTCATCAACATCATCTGAAATTGTGGATATTCTTATGTTTATTTTGTTTCTACCATCATGTCTAAATTTATAGACATGATTTTCTAAAGGTTGGCTTGGATTGTTAGTAGTTAATAAATCTAAATTAGCACCTTTTTCCAAAACCTCGAAATCATTTTTAAGAATTATCCATCCTTTAGTCCACCAATTAATCATAGTTTCTTCTATGACTAATCCATTTACAACTTTATATGGTATAAAAACAGGTTTATCCATGTGATTATACATGGTTATTCTTATCTGGTATAGTTGATTACGTAAAGTAACTAGCTCACCGTTTATTTTATCATACTTTGTCATAGCAGTTTACTTTACAATCATTCACATTATGCTCCATTTCAACATGGAGTTGATTATAAGCAAAAGAAACAGATCCAACTATCTCAGCACCACCTTGATGTGAATAAGTTATTCCTCCTAAATTTGTTATAAACGCATCTTCATAAATAATTTTCATTAATTTATTATTATATTCATCCATAATAATTAAATTTAGATTTGTTACATAATCAGAAAAAAAGTTTTCCATACCAGAATCACCTATATATGGTATTTCTTGTGTGGTAACTATTTCACTTGTTGAATTTTTTGAATCATTAAACTCATTTAACCACTTCCATAAAATGTAATAATTGTGATATCCATTATCTATAAAAAACTTTACTTCTAATGGACTATAATCTGGTCTTGAAAATGAACTTGTTTTATATGTTTGTCCACTATATCCTAACGATATTGCTGGTATAGATATATCAGGAACAGACAAACCAAATATACTTAGTTCCACTTTGCTATCATTAAAATCCTTCATCAAAACAGGATCAACTCTTTGTTTTATACCAGCTGGTAATCCAAACAAAAGAACAAATTTGTCACTTCTAGATTTATTTAAGATAGATTGATTCATTTTTAAAAAAGAACTACAGGATTTTGATTCTCATCTGTATCCGTAGATTTGTTTTCTCCTTTATTATTTACACTAGAATTATTTTCCCACAAATTATTAAGCCAAAACATAAGTTCTACTGATTCATTTGTATCTTCTGGTTTGTCTTCATCCATTCCTATATAATTCATAGGTCTATGGTTGTTTTCTGTTTTCCTATAAACACTTCCTTTTCCACTAAAAAGAGGACTTTGTTTTAAAAGATCTGAATTATTTACAAATGGTTTTATTAATAATGGTCTTCCCTGCTCATCCAAATTATTAACATAAAAATATTTTTCTACAACAGACGGTTCTAAAATAAACATAGCCCAAATAAGAGCAAAAACCCTATCATCAAAATCCTCATTTGTTCTTTTACTATATGTATAATTTGGGTGTTGAATAAAGTTGTTTATTTCCAATAAAGTATCTAAATCATAAAAAGAAATTGCATTTAATGAATTAACCCAATATCTAAAATTTGATGTCCCTCTATATTTTGTATTTGTATGATTATGAATACCTAATCTGTTATCATTTTTATAATGTTTACTCATTCCTTCACTATAATACGAAACAATATTTTCATAGTTATGAATTTTTCCTAGAACATCTAAAACCTGTTGACCACTATTGTTATTTTCAATCAAAACAGGAGGTCTTCCCCAATCATTTAAAATACCCATTAACCTTGTTCCAAAATGATAAGGACTTATTTGATTATTAACATATATAGCGGTTTGTTTAATAGATGTTAGATCAGAAACATTCATTATCTGTACAACTGTATTTGATCTTCCTATTCCTTCCCCCACGTCAACACCAACAACAAAAAAATCATTTTCCTTTGGAAAATCAAATATTTTGTATGAACCTTCATCTAAAACCAAAACAGGATCTTTACATTTTGATTTTAATTCTTCTAAGATTCTAGGGTCAACAATTGTTTTTCCTTTTGTGAAAAATTGATTACCAAATTCTTGTTCAAAATCAGCCTCAGAACCAAGCTGTTCTATTGTAGATTTTTTCCATTCTTCGTCTCTATTAGGAACATCTTGCCAATGAACCATTTCCAAATTCCATTCTGTATCTGGTTTCTGTGCTTCTTGATACAATTCGTAAAATTTATTATCAGTTCCATTAGGAGTACTAATAACTATAATCTGGGAATTTTTAGAAGATGAAATAATAGGAATAGCAGACTTCCATAGTTCTTTCATGACCTCATTTGGACAGTGTGCCATTTCATCTATCAGCAAAAGATTACTTGTAGAACCACGGGGACCAGCTGATGATGTTGTGCTGACTTGTATTGCTGATCCATTGGCTAAATTAAATCCGTTCTTTCTCCATGATTTAACAGATGGTTTTAAATATAAAGGAAGTTCTTCAAATGCCATTCTTATTCTTCCAAAAATTTCTTCTGCTGTATCAGCTTTGTTAGCTACAATAGTTATTCTTTTATCATCAAAAAAACAAACTAACCAAAGTGCATACATGGTAATACAAGTACTTTTCCCAACCTGTCTACTTGCGCAAACAATATTAAATCTATTTGCTTTAAAAGATTTTAAAAGTCTTTTTTGAAATTTATATAATTCTATTTTTCTTTTCCCCTCATCCAATGTAACAATATAAAAATGACTTTCAGCAAAATGTAGAATACTTTTTCTACAAAGCTTCAAATCCTCTTCCATTTCCTTTGTCCACTTTAATGTGGCATTTCCTCTCAGAAGATTTTCATTACCTTTGAAGAAATCACCATCAACCACCATATCTTCATTGCTAATTTCTATTGGAGGTATTATTTTTTTAGGCATAAATTATAAAATTTGTTTGTTTATTTCAGTCAATACCAAACCAACATATTCCCCTTTTAAAACCTTTAGTCTGGTTTTTGATTTTATTGGTTCAAATGGATTTATTGTTTCATTATATAAACAAACTAACCACCATAGATTTAATGTTCCATATTTTTTATATGATATAGAATACCATGTATCTGTTCCATCTGCTATATAGTCTTCCTCTATCTCACTATTATTTGATGGAAATATAGATATATTTTTTAACAAATTAAAAAACCTATAACCCTTATCGGTTTCATAAATATTAAAAAAATTTTCAAATTTAAACGAACTATCTGATATTTCTAATAAATCATTTTTTTTCATTATCTTGTTGTTACTACTTTTGGTTGATTATTTGTTTGTTCTAAATTAGATCTAGATATAGTAGAAGTAGCCTCAACCCTATTTCCACCCAATGAACCCTCAAATATATTTGTAGATTGACTTATTAATTCCCTTAGAGTTATTGATACAGAATATGCTTCTGGTATTAACATATATCGACCCAAAACTATTTCATCAGTTTTTCTAACAGTCCCTATACTTTCTATTGATAGATTTTCCACCACAGCAATAGGCATATAAATACCACCAACAGTATCGTTACAATGAACAGTATATACAGAAGGAGGAACATATGTTACCATGGACGTTCTGTTTTTTAAATTTTGAAAAGTTATAAGAGTTACAAAATCAAAATTTCTTCTAGTTGATGCAATATCAACAGTATTATATAATGGGAATTTTATCGTAATTGAATAAGGTTCTGTTCTTGAAAATGTATAAATTGGCTCCATTCCCCAACCAGCAGAAGCAGCACCAGCAACAAGACCAGCAGCAAAACCAGCAACTTTATCTGTTGTACTAGGATCTCCGCTATTCGATGAACTAGAAGCACTATTTCCACCCTCATCATTCCATGTGTTTCTAATAGATTTTATTGTACCACCACCACTTAAAAGCCAAGGAAGACGATATTCAAAATTCGCATTGGGACCATTATCCTCCACTTGATACATTGTTGCATATGGATCTGATAAAGCCTCCGTAAACCTACCAGCTTTTAGATTATCTACTGCATCTTTAGTTGTATCATATATATTTTTAAGAGTTTTAGCGACTCCTGACATTGATAGTGTTTTTTCTTCTAATATAATAGTAGGAATTTCTGATGTATCCATTCCTCTATTTTTCCAATCAAAATCATTTACAACATTTATTTGTTTTTTAGGAAAAAGTTTGGTTCTTTTTAATAATGCAGAAATTGATATTAGGTCACTTTCAGATTTAATTTCATCATTATCTATCCTAAAAAGTTCACTATCTTGTAGATACCTTATATCTTTTAAATTTATTTTCATATTTAATATGAATCCCTGTTGTATGAATTATTTCTAATATAATCAAATCTAGCTAAGAAATTTTCATCTCTAGCAGATGTTAATTCTAGTTTATTCATTGATTGAGTTGTATTGCTGTTATTTATAATAGTTGCTGGTTGGTTGGTATTTGCGTTTTGTTGTCTTGATGCCAAATAAGATATTTCATTAGTTATTTTGAGCATCTTTTCTGTTAAACTTTCTATATTTTTGTTAAGTTTCTCAAATGTACTATTTATTGGTCCACTATCATTAAAAGAAGTTATTTTTTCATTCTGTGGTAGAAATACAAATTTTCCAGTATTAAAATTGGGTGACATACTAGGTTGATAAGAAAACTTGTCTTTTTTGATTGGCAAATTAAACAAATTACTTTCATCAAAATCATTTGCGTGTACAGACTTAGTTAATTCCTCTATATCTTTTTTTAATGTTGTTATTTTTTGTAATCTTTTTGGATCTCTTGATTTTTCGTTTTGTATTTTTGTAAGCTCATTTACTTTTTCTTGTAATTTTGCATCTAAAATATCTTTTTCTGAAACATTTTCTTTTGTTTCGTTGTTATCAACATCTTTATCTTTCTTTTTAGATGGTTCAAATTTTTTTCCTTCTTTTAATTCTTTTTGTCTAGTAATTTG